AGTTAAATCGCAAGATTTAAATATAGCATACTTATCTGGGTCTATGGTATCCTCTACAACTAAACGATCACCAGTAGTCATCATTGATGATACCTTATTAATTATACCCTTCATATTAGCATGACAATCTTCAATAACTAACATGGGTGATTCGTATTCTTCAAACTCATATGAATCTATATTATTAACATCTAATTTTATAAATTCAACGTTCGGTATATCTTTGATCTCTTGGTTGTCTACAGTGATAATTCTTGTATCTAAGCCTAATGTTTTTGTCATATCAGAAAACCAATAAGCGGAACCACCTTCACCAGAACCAAATTCTAGTATTGTTTTTGGTTTAAGCTCTTGCAGCATTTGTTGGTAAATAGTTAGACTCATAGGATCTTTTAATAATTTAAGTCCTTTCCATTTAAAGTTATTAAATTTAGAAAATTGTATTACATTAGTATAATGCCTATTGTTTTCTAAAATTCTTTCAATCACATTTAATTCTGCTTTGTATTCGTGAGGACCATCAGGCTCTTCTATTGTATTACCTTCAGTAAATAAATTAGCATATTCACTACCTACCATAGTTTTATAAATGTTCATCATCTGATCTACCATAATATTAATAAAATGTTTTTTATTAGCATTTTTGATAGTCATCACTCCATCATCTTTAATTTTTTGTATTTCGCTTTCGTTGAAAAATAAATTAAGACTTGTTTTTGTAGTTTCTATTTTCATAATTAATCCTGTTTGTATATAGCTAAACTTAATGAAAGTCTAGGTTCTTTTATAGAAGTCACACAATGTGGAGTCATTCTATTTATAAATTGAACATTTTGATCTTTAATAATTGTTTCCTTTTTATCTATATTCCAAACAGATTCTCCATATATATTTTTAATAAATAAACAATAATCATCTGTATGTTCTGGAAATGAAACATTTTGATTATTTAAACCTTTTGAAAAATAAAAATTACCACATATTCTTACACCAAATGTTTCTAAAGCAACCTGTTCTATTTTTTTAAGTTCATCATTAATATCAAGCACATCACTTATAATAAATGAAAACCCTTTGTCATAAAAATTTTTAAATTTGTCAAAATCTAAAAAACCATATATATCAAATAACTCTTTTCTTAATTTTGTTCCTAAATTATCTAATAAACAAATACTTTCATGACCATGGTGAAACTGATAAGGAAATCTTTTAGATATTTTTAAGATATCAAATATATCCCATTCTTTTAGATTTACTTGATGAGTAACTAAAAACTCATGAAATTTTTGAAAGGAAGGTTGATGAAGGTTTCTCACGGACAACCCTGGCCTTTGTATCTATTTAAATTTTTTTGACGCTTCTCGTGTTTGTTGAGATTTTTCTTGTGTTGCCGAGGACCTCTTTTCTTAGGTTTATCTCTGGGTATGAAGTGTGTAAATTTTTGTTTAGCCATTCTCCTGAGATCTGTCTATTTGAGCATAGCTAATAACACCTTGAATTTTACTACTGCCTGTAGCTGCTTGCACAGTTATTGCATCACCTGCTTCAAGATTTAAACCTTGTGGGGCAGCATTAACTTGAGATTTAGCTGCAACATCATCTCTGAAAAATTCATATTCAGCACTTGAGTCAGAAGAATCTACAAAGTTCATGTTAACTAAGATAGCTGATGAAGCATCATTGTTAGCACAATAAACACTTTTTACTATAACTGTTGCATTAGTAGGACATGTAAACGCTGTTGTCTTACTTGTATCGGTCTGTTTAAAACCTTGATTTTTATATTGTATAGTCATGATAAAAAATAGTTAAATGCATCTTGTTCATTTTTTAATTCTTGTTGATAAGATGTGTTTAATTTATCTTTGAGGGTTTGTAAAGACTGAGCTACTTGTCTTTGATTTTCTTCAGTATAAGTAGGTGTAGGTTCTGGTATTAATAGATCAACTCTAGCCATTATCCCCTCATACCATCTGGTTGTACATCTACTCTAAATGTACCATATCTCCAATTCTGATCGGTGGAGGTATTTGCTACCTTTACACTTGCAAATCTAGATCTTGCTCTTGTATCAACTTTATCAGTTGATGAATTTATTGTAAAAGGACCTAAAGGAGAGGACTGTGCATTTACTGCAGGATAGGATCTTAAATTTAAAGTAACTTGTGCATCACCAGTTAATATTTTGAAATCTGGTATAAATCTTCTTATGCTCATAAAAAATTGTCCATCTCCACCGGTAGACAAATCAAAATCTCCTGATGTAATAAATGCAGGTATTGCTGTTTTGTTACCAAGAGCATCAACTTCATTGTTACCAACTTCATGTGCATAATATGTAGACGCACCATTTATGTTTGTTGCTCCTTGTATTGTTGGAAACGTAGGCACATCTGCGGTAATAAATTCAGTTGCATAAGGATTATCGTATAATGTTGCATCAGCCCAAGAAGTCCTAGCTAATGATCCTGTAGTCCAAGTGTTTTCAGTATAGTTGTAAGTTACAGCTCTATCTACTTGTTCTTGTCCATTCCTTGCATAGAACCAAGTTATCTCTTCATACAAATGATTTAATCCAGCATATACTTGCTCACCTGCTGTATAATTAATACCTAAGTTATCTCCTTTACTTGTAAATACAAAATCTTCTACTAAGCAAGGTAACGATTTAACAGTACCATCATAAACAAAAAATCCTCCTGCTTGACCCATCCAAAAAACTTTACCATTTACATACTTGATAGCATGTTGACCAATCAAACCACAATTAGAACCAACCTGTCTTATAGAAAATGTAAATGGTGGTCCAACAAATTGCATTATATAAGCAGAAGTATCAGTAAGTATTAGAATATAATCTTTAGCTTTTGCAGCTCCTACAATTTTTACCCCAGAGTCTACTCTAAAAGTACCTGCAGTATTCGTTGATGTCGGTGTATAATCTGATAAATTTTCTTGATCTGAAAATCTTATAAACATTTTATCTTGTGTGTTCTCAGTTCCAATAATTGTTTCAGTTCCAAGAATAATAAGGTGTCTATCTCTTTCTGATACTATTGACATTACAGAAGTAGTTGGAGCTCCAGCAATAGCTGTTGCTCTTGTTGTTAATGCAGGAGGGTTCGAACTAATTGCTTCCCATTTAAAAGTTTTTCCATTTTTAATTGTTGCAACAAGAGTGCTTCCAAAATGATCTAATGACCATGAAGCAGGATCTAGTAATACTGTCGTAGATGTAGAGGCTTGTCCCCAAGCTGTAAAATATTCAACGGACGCACCATCTGAGTGTGCTGTTCTTGTACCTCCAGAACCTCTCGTAATACCTTGTAATATATTACCTGTTATATTTGTGTAAGAAATAAACTCAGCTCCAACTTTTATACTGCCACTTGTTGGAAAGCCGAGAGCCGAGGTCACTGTTATTTCAGTTGCAGATCCATTGTTACCTTGAGTGTCATCAGCTAGTGCCCCATTTAAAGTTGTGACAAGTCCTGATTGACCACCCCAAGAAGATGTTCCCCAACCATAACCAGCAGTTTGGTTCAATGGTCCTACTTCAACATAAGGATTAAGCACAGCTGACCCACTAGCAGCTACTGATGTGCCTGCTGCAGAAGCCATTGTTATAGTGAATGTATCTACAGAAGCCGTAACTACTTGAAATGTATTTGTTTCAAAATCTGAAGCTATATATCCTGCTCCTGAGGGAGGTGTTACAGATGTAAATGTAAATAAATCTCCATCAGTCAATCCATGACCAATTTTATTTACAGTAACAGTTGTGCTTGTATTCACTGTCGTAAAAGTAGCACCAGTTATTGGAGTATCTAAAGGCGTAATATCGTAGTAAGCTCCTTCAAAATAAACTACTAAAACTTTGTTTGAGCCTAAAGCTATATATTTTCTACCATCAAGATCAGCCCAAATAAGTTGTTCTCTAATAGCACCTACTACTTTTTTATTTATAATTTCTTCCCAACCACCTATTTTTTCAGGTAGTCCGTATCTAAATCTAACAAAATCACCATCGACCCACTGACCTTCAGCTCCGGTAGCAGTGACCTGTTTGTTAAATCCTGGTTGTATCTGTATGTTAGCTAATGGCATGCCAGATTATAGCATATTAGCTTATCTTCTTAAACCTATTCTAAGTCGTTTATCGTACTTCCAATCTTTATGTGGCCCTTCTTGATTAACATAATGCATAAATACTTGGCTGTATTGATCTCCTTCATAAGGTCCTTCTCTATAATGCTCCCAATCAATACCTTTATAAACTATAGCTTCTCCAGGTTTTAAATCAAAACACTTGCCATCAGCACACATTTTCCATGGCACACTATCAGATCCTAAATGTAATGTGACTGAATATTCACAAGAAGGTCTATCTCTATGTTTTTTTAATTCTGATCCATTTACATACATTCTATAAAATGAATATGTAGGCCATAATTTAACACCACAAATTTCTTCCATACGTTTCCATTTTTGTACTAACAAAATCTCTGTGGCTGGATCTGCATAATGT